GCGAGGAGCGTGGTTTTACGATTAGGGCTGCGCTTGATAAGTCCAAGTTCTACCTTGACCGACTGCCTAGCGTGAATTCTAGGGAAGGCGCGGCTAGTTGGCTTGCGGCGCAGTACAACGACCCGGACTTGGGGCGGATTCTTCAGCAGGTTTCCCCACTGGACGTGGAGTTGCAAAGCATCCCGGCTGATCCTGCTGGCCTAGAGGATTGGAAAAGGCGCACGGCTACTGACATGGCGACGTATCGGAAGAATAACGAGCCGAAGGTGGTCGCCCCCGGAGCGTCGCTTGTTCAGGGTGGTCAGGCTGTATTCACTGCCCCTGCCGCCCCCGTTCGCCCGACTGGCGATTTGGCGCTGTACGAAACGGCAAAGACTGAAGGCTACAAAGGCACGCTGATGGATTTCGTGCGCGAGAAAGCCGCTGCTGGCAGGCAGCCAGTGCAGCCGCCTGCGCCAATTCAAGTTACCGCTCCGGATGGCACGGTGCGCCTGTATGACCGCGCAGGTAATGTGACTGCGAACCTTGGGACTGTTGGCGCTCAATCTGCCACGTTCCAGAAAAACAAGGTTGCCAGAGAGCAGCTTGGCAAGGACATGGCGCAGACCGCGCCATCAACTGGAGTGACGCAGTAATGCAAAAACTCGCTGATATAGCGTTACGTCTCGGTGGATGGATACTCTGCTGGTCGCTGGTCGCCATGTTCGTAGCAGGCGTTCAGTCGTTCTTCGCTGTGGCGTTCGCTCCGACCCTCTTCCTGATCGGCGCCATGATGCTGATCCTGTCCATGGCGCTACTGATTGGCGGCTTCTGCCTCGACCAACAGCTTGAGGAATTGACGTTCGAACGTCGACGCCGGGTTCCGGCTGCCAAGATCGCGCTCCAGCCGCGCGAAAAGCCGGATGGATACAATGACGCGGTGATAGGCTGGTTTCATCACGGCCCGGAATTGCGCCAGCGTGATGACGACTTCCTTCGCGGCTTCGCGATCCGCTCCGCAGTCCCTCCACCCCGCAAGAAGCCATAGCGCCCGGCTTGATCGCGTGGCATAAAGCGCCGCGACATAAGGGAGACTTGCCTGTGACCAATATCATCGTCGGGAAGAGCGACTTCGACGGCTCCAAGATCGGCATTAACGGCATCATCAAGCCCGTACCGCTCGATGTTGTGTTCGACGCGGACGCTGCCACCATCGAAATCCTGCGCAACGCGTCATCCGTGACCCGCGCAGGTATGACGGTGCTCTCCGGTTTGGTGGGTAACGTGGATATCCCGCGTCAAACATCTGCCGCTGCGTCCACATGGATCAGCGCGGAAGATGGCGACTCCACCGAAAGCGAACCGCAGTTCGACCAAGTGAGCCTGTCACCCAAAGACCTGGCGTGCTACACCGAAGTGACTCGCCGCCTGCTGCAGCAGTCCACGCCTTCGATTGAGGCTATCGTGATGCGTGACCTGGCCATTGCCCAAGCACTGGGTATTGACCGCGCCGCGCTGTACGGTTCCGGCTCTGCCGGCCAGCCTTTGGGCTTGAGCGGGCAGTCTGGCATCAATACGAAGGACCTGGCAGCAGCTGATCCGACGTATGCCGAGCTGGTAGCGATGGTCGCGCTGGTGATGGCCGACAATGGCATCATGGGCAATCCGATGTGGCTTATTGAGGCAAACGGATGGGAAGCGCTGAGCACGACCCCCAAGCAGGGTTCAGGTGTTGAGGGCAACTTCATCCTGGGCGATTCCGGTCGCATCGTGGGCTACAACCACATCATGTCCAACCAGGTTACCGCGGAGGATTACTTCTTCGGTGACTTCTCGCAGATACTGTGCGGCGAGTGGGGCGGCATGGAAATCAACGTGGACCCCTACACCCACAGCCTGAAAGGGAAAATCCGCTATATCACGTTCAAGACTGTTGATATTGCGTGCCGCCAGCCCACTGCCTTCTGTTGGGGCAATGACGCTCAGTAACCACTGATGGGGGCTTCGGCCCCCGTTTTCATTTCAGGAGAAAATGCAATGAAAATTGAACAAGCTAACGTGGTTGAGTTGATACCGGCAGCGGTTCGGACTTCCACGGTAACAGGCTCTGCGGTTGACACCCGCGCACTGGATGGCGTTTGCCAGATAGTGCTGATGTCGTCTGCCGCAACTGCCGGGACAAGCCCCACTCTGAACGTGAAGCTGACCCACTGCGCGACCAGCGGCGGCAGCTACACCGACGTGACAGGCGCGACGTTTGCGCAGGTGACGAACGCAGCGGACTCCACCCAGATGATCGCAGTCAAGGCCGGAGAGTTGGAGCGGTACGTCAAGGCGGTCGGCACTATCGGCGGCACGTCAACCCCGACTTTCGGTTTTGGTGTGGCGCTGGTTGGCATGAACCACGCTGGCAGAAACGCAAGCCAGGCTGTGTAACGGATGGGGCAGTGATGCCCCAATTCCTTTTGAGGTGAACATGGAAACGCGGTCAATCGAGATTGTAAAAAACACCATTTGCGGCGGTGTGCGCGTCCGCATTGGCGAGATAGTCGAAAATGCATCTAAAAAGGATGCTGCCTTTTTGATCAATACAAAGCGGGCTGTGCCATACGATGGCGAACCGCCAAAGCGTGGCCGCAAGAAGGCCCCGGAAAACCGCATGATCGGCGGCGAGGAACTGGAAAACCGTGGCATTGAGTGACGACATGACCAGCGACATGTCGCGGGTATTCCTCACGGATTTTGCGGTGACGGTCACGGCGACGACCTGGGGCACCACGCCATCGGCGATCTTTGACCGCGATTATGTCGAGTACAGCGATATCTCCAGCGTGATGCCGTCGCTGCTGATGCGGGATGAGGACGTGTCCAGCGACTATGCCGAGGGCGACTTGTTCACGGTTGAGTGTGTCGATTACAAGCTGGTGGACAAGCAATACGCGGAGCCAGGCATGACGCGCATTGTGCTGGCGCTCGCGTGAATATCGAGTTCAAGAGCGACAACAAAAAGCTGTTGGCGCACCTGAAGGACTTGAAAGAAAAAGTGACCCCGGCTGCGGAGGCGAAAGCACTCAACAGCACGGCCAGTTACATCGTTCGCGGCGCGGTGAAGATCGCGCAGACGAAAACCGGCGTGCAGGCCGCGATCCTGCGCAAGCGGATTGCTGTCCCGCGCGGAAAGAAAGCGAGCGCGCGGACACTGAAAACGGTTGTATTCGGCGGGGTATGGGTTGTGCCGGTGGTAAAAATCAACCCGAAGCCGCGCAAGCTGGCCAGTGGCCGGGTGAAGTACAAGACTGTGCCGGGCGAAACAATGCGGGCGGATGCCTTCATCGGCAAAACAACGCAAGGAACCGAAAGGGTTTTCCACCGTAAAGGGACTTCAAGGCTACCCATAAAGAACATTACCGCAGACATAGGCCCGCACGTCAGGCGCGCAATCGAAGGCTACGGCGGCGGACAGGAATCGCAGAACTACTACAAGCAGCGGTTGTTTAAAGAGATGGATAGAGCAATTAGCGCCAGCCTGCGGGGCTATGGGATAAAAGTTAGATGACACACGCACGGCAGGTTATCCGCGACGAGATATGCGCGAGGCTGGCAGACATTGCCGACGTGACGGTGGTCAACTCCCGCGCCTACCCGATTGTCACGGTGCCGTCGATATCGGTTTACACGCTGACCGAATCGAGCGTATCCGAAAATGTGACGATCAACGCGCCGCGCCGGTACTCCAGAACGCTGGCGGTCAGCATCTCCATTGCCGTGCGAGAGATTGACCAGGGCGACGAGATGGCCGACGTGTACGCCGCGCAGGTGGAGCAACGAATGGCCGCAGATGTGACCCTCGGTGGGCTCGTGACGGATTCCACACTGACACAGACCGACACCGAGATTGACGGCAGCACCGACAAGCCGACGTACATCATGCGGATGGTTTATGAGATTTGGTACAGGACCACGGCAGACGATCCCGGCACGGTGATCTGACCCGACACACAACATAAGCCCGCTTCGGCGGGTTTTTTTATGCCTGAAGTTTGGAGGGCAGTACATGGATTACATCAGTTTCTACGTTGACAAGAAGGGCGTGCGGTACGGCGTCGATCTGGCAACGGGAAAAAAGACGCGGCTATCTCAGGATGTCGCCGAACAAGACGAACAGGCCGCAGACGATGCAGCCCCTGTTGAACCTACTACTCAAGACGAGGGCTAACCCATGCCGCTGTTATCACGCAAAAAATTGCTTCTGGCAAAAACGGAAGTCTCCTATGGCGTTGACCCGACGCCCACCGGGGCCGCCAACGCTATCCTGACCAGTGACCTCTCGATCAACCCGCTTGCCGGGTCATCAGTGTCGCGCAACTTCGATCGGGCAGCGTTCGGCAATTCGCTGAATATCAAAACGGCCACGTTCGTGGAAATTAGTTTCATGGTGGAGATTGCCGGCTCTGGCGACGCGGATACCCCGCCAGCATACGGCCCGCTGCTGCTGGCCTGCGGCTTCTCGCAGACGATCAACGCGGCCACCAGCGTGGTTTATGCACCGATCAGTGCATCAATCGGCAGCGTGACGCTGTACTTCCACCACGATGGCCAGTTGCACGAGGTCAACGGCGCCCGCGGTACGGTGTCGCTGAACCTGGACGCGGGCGGGATTCCGAAATACGCCTTCACCTTCACCGGCCTGTATGTCGCGCCGACGTCAACGGCAGACGCCACGCCCACCCTGTCAGGCTTCATGACGCCGCTGGCTGTGACCA